TTTACGTTACCGCTGGTAGTATCGCCCTGCCACAAAGCAGTTTCAAGTTGTGAAGCGATTTTGTCAGCTTTACGAGTGGTGTAATCTTCGGCGAATACGATGCTATCGTAACGACTTCCCGCGGGAAGTGCCTTTTGAAGATACTTTGCTTCCAAATCTTTGGGGCAAAGGCTCTCGTTAATCTTAATCTTACCTACGGTTACAGTACGCTGAGTGAAAGTAGTTGTACCTGAAGCGTTGAAGCCGCAAGATGAACCACTTTGGAAAATAGCGTCAGTATCCATAATGTTAATGGTTTCGGCTGATTTTACGCCTACCATTACGTTACCTTGGTCTTTAATCAAACCAGCGGTTTTGCTTCCAAGAACGGAAGAAGATACCAACAGAGCTTCATTCTCTTTGGTATAGTTAGCTAATGCATCTACATTAAAAGCCATTGTTATTAAATTTTAATTGTTTGAAAAATTATTTTTTTGCGTACAAATTGAGAAAACGTGATACTTTGTCGTTCTTGCTTTCGTAATGTTTTTCAAAAACTTCTTTAGGTTGTGTAGGCTCGGCTGAAGGAGTTTTAGTCAGTTCGATAACTACATCGGTCAGTTCTTGAATAGCTTGTGAAAACTTAGCAGATTGCTCAGCCATCATAGCCTTTTCATCTTCTTTCTTCTTTCCGTACTCGGCAAGTTGTGCTTCCATTTCGGATACTTTCTTTTTCAAAAGTTCAACTTCGCTTACGGGTTCTTCAACAGGAACTTCGGGGCTTTCAATTTCAACGATTGTTGACGCTTCATCAAGGGTAATCATAGTACCATCGGCAAGTTTATGCTCACCAGCAGGGGCAGGCATTTCGTTACCAGCTTCGTCAACAATAGAAACTTTACCACCAAGTTCAAGTTTGTCAATCATTACTTTTGCTCCACCCTCGAGTACATACTCGGCAAGAGCAACGGCAACAGGTGCTTGCGCTTCCGCAAACATTGCCTTGATTTTCAAAAGTGCTTCTTGTGCAGTCATAAAATTTATTGATAAATAGTTACACACATCGTTGATTACCATATAGACAAAAAAGGGGAGTGTAGAAACACCCCCCTGTATTAAAACCAAACTATGAAAACCTATTCTACTTGCTTTAAGATATCAATGATTTCATCCATCATTTTTTCTTCCTTACTGATTGGTTTTGAATAATTAAAAATACCCTCAACGCTAAACCCCTTTACTTTTCCATCTTTAATCATATTCCAAACTTCTTCATTCTCAACCTTAAACGAGCCGAACCAAGAGCCTTCTTTTACATCTTCGAATCCTTTCATTGGCTTTACACCGCGCTTTTCATCTACAATCCAGCTTTCAAACATCGTAACACCATCCATCACTTGCCCGCTATCATGCATCAAATTTACGTTATTTTGGTAACCTTTCTTGAAATATTTTTGCGCAATCTTTTTTATTGTGTCTTTCCCGAACACAACGTAATACTCGCCATTGCCATCGTTTCGATAAATAGGCGTATCGGCAAGCATCAAAGCACCTGTAATAATCCTTTCTTCTTCGTCTTGAATAGAAAAACTCTGCTTATCAATTTGTCTTAGCTTGCTTTCTGCCCAACTTAGCGCACTTGCACCACCCCACGCATCGTACATCAATTGTCCGCAGCCATCTCCATACCCTTTAGAGGTTTCCGCGTTTTCTTTATGTCTGCTTAAAAAAGAGTACATTCTGCGTATGGTTTCAACGCTTATAGGCTCGCCATTGGCTAATTGGTTGGCTCTTTGCTTACCTACTGGAGTACCACAAGAACCCCATCCGTTTTCTTCTGCCCAATCCAATGCGTTTTGAGCATTGTTCTTTACGGCATCGGGATAATCGGAGTAGCTATCTTGAAACGCTAAAAAGGCTTTTTCAATAGCGGGTCTGTCAACTAAGGCAACGAAATCTACTTCCACGTTGCTTTCTAAATCTTCAACTATGTCTAAACGATATATCGGTAATTCTTTTTCCATAATGTTAAATAGCGTTTTATCCTAATCTTGCCGCTCTGTTAATCCTACGTATTCTTTCTTGGTTGTTAGTTACGTCACTTTCAATTACATAGGCTCTATTAGTTGCTGAACCCATTTGTTGTATTGTGGCGGCATCTAATTGTGTTCTTGTGTTTACCAAAGGTGGTTCGGGCGATATTGGCGCACCAGCAGAACCACGCGGTAACGTAGAAGCACCACCAACGCTTTGACTTGAACTTTTGATTTGTTGTATGCCTTTTGTAGCGGCTGCAATGCTTGACGCAATCGAAATCGCTGCGGATGCCGTGTTAATACCTACAAATGGTTGACCAGCAGTCAAAGGAGTTGCTGCTACTGCTTTTGCGTTTGCTACTGCGGTATTTGAAACGATACGCGCAATTGAACCAGCTTGTTCCGCTACTATTGCGGCAATTTGCAATGCTTTATTTTGCCCAGCTACATTACGTAATAAACCAGCCAAATTGCTTGATAAATCGATATATCCGTTTTGTATATCCAATCTTCTTTGTGCGGCTTCTTCTTCGTTGCGTATTATTTCTGCATTTGCATTTTGAGTACTCTCTATTTGAAATTGTAATGCTTCTAAATTATTTTGAATGCGTTGGTTGAGAAGGTCTTTTTCTTTTTCAACTCGTTCTTTTTCTTTTTCGGCTTGTATCTTTTTTCTTTCTTCATCCTTTTTATCTAAGATATCAAGTATTTTATCTGCTGCATCAATGCGTTCTTTTAACCTTTCAATTCTGCGTGCTTCTATTGCATCTTCTAACGCTGCATCTTCTTGTTGTTTTTTTATGGCTTCATCTGCCGCTTTCTTTCTTGCTTCTTCTGCTTTTTTTGCTTGTTCTTCGGCTGATTTATCTTTTCTTTTTTGTTCTTGAATATCTAATACCTCTAATTGAGAAGCTAATTTAATACGTTGTTTTATTTCTTCATCATTAAGTTCTTCGCCACGTTTTAGTTTCTCGGTTGTTAAACGAAGTTCATTTTGTATTCTTTCAACACGTTTTTGATAAATTTCATCTTCTTTACCGCCTAAGGCTTCAAGTTTAGTTATTTGAACATCAATAACATCGTTTTGGTTTTCTATTTCTTTTGCTAATGCCTTTTGTGCATCGGCAGCGGCTTTGCTACTTTCATTCCATTCAACAATCTTGTTTATCAATAAACCAATACCAACAACAAGCGCACCGATACCTGTTGTAATAATAGCTGCGCGCAATGCTTTGAACGCTACACCTGTTGTACTTACGGCAACACCGAACGCACGTTGAATGGCAGCAGCAGCGATTGTGGCTGCGTTATATGCTTTTTGAAATATGTTTACGTTTCTTATTACTGCGCCAAGTTGTTTGAAACTATCAATGCTTTCGCCAATAGTTTGCAAGCCTTGTGAAATAGCCATTGCAGATTGAACCTTTAACAAGGTCTTTTCTACTTTGTCGCTTTCTACACCCACCAATCCCAATGCACCTTGCACGGCAGCAAAACCACCAGCAACACCTGCAAGCGTTGAAGTAAACGCCCTAAATTTAGCATCTGGGTTAAATGCATCGGTCAAACTCTTAGCATCCCCGATAGCGTCTTTTAATTCAGCCGCTTTTTTTGCTGCTTCTACTGCTTGTTGTGAAGTTGCGCCAAACTTTGCAGAAAGTTCGGTTACTTCTTTTTGCGCATCTCTTAATTGTTGTTTAAGAGAACCTACGGATTGCGTCGCTTGACCGCCATCAATTTGTATCTTAATTCCTACTGTTTCTTGTGCCATTATTCGTATATTAACTCAATTACTTTAATAAATTCGCATTTCGTAGAAGCAGGCACGGATGGATTGTAGTCAATCACTTTATTTAATCGCCAAAGTGCGCCATCAATATAAATATGTTTAGAGAAATCTAAGGAATAAATATCCGATAACTTCAAATAAACATAACACGTTAATAGCTTGCTATCCTTGTCGGTTATTTCGGCTACATAAGAACTCCAGAATACATTATACATATTCGCGGTAGGATACTGATTAGTAAGCGTATAATAAAGTTCTTTTGGTACACCAAAGTTCAAATCGCTTGTAGGGGTTACAGGATTATCTAAGTGACCACCCCAGCCGTATGTTGTAAGCGCAGCACCAACATTACCACCGCCATTTCTAATATGCCAACTTGTAACTTCTGTAATCTTGCGTACTTGGAAAATACGAATGTTACTTTCCATTGTATCTTCCGATTGTGTGTTTTGTGTGTTGGTTAATTTGAATATAGTTGAAAATCTTTTATCTTCACCTTGGTAACTTACAATCGGTGTCGGACTGAAAATCACTTCTGCGGTTTGTTTTTCAGTAGCAAATTCAAAGCCTGTATCCTCTATGTAATCCCCATACGTTTGATTATATCTTTTGGTATAATCTTCGTTGTAAAAGTCGTTATCGGGTTTATATTTATACTCAAAATATCTTCCGTTCAATTCGCCCATCGGTGTCAGCTTAATTGCTTTTGCTCGGTCAATTTTTAATGACCAATCCAAATTAGTTGTTGCTTCATCATCTAATAGTAAGAAGTTTTGAGTATCAATCAGCAACTTATCATTTAAGTCGTTTATTTCTAAAAAGCTGAAATCAAGTTTATAGAAATCAACAAACGGCTCTATTTTCAAATGCTTTTCCTTAATGTTATCTTCAATGATATAAAGGTTCATCATTTTAATAACAGAAGCAACAAAATCTTTTTGAAATATACCTTGAGGCAATGTATCATTTATTGCAATAGTATCATTATAGCCCAAGTTTACATATTGCGGTGTAGTAGAAGAAAAATCAATTGAACCAATAAATACTTCATAATCGGTATCGGTGGTTACTTCAACACGCAACGTATCATTCAGCGTAAAAGTCGTATTCGGTATAGAAGCAGCAAAGTTAAATTCACTATTGGCAACCGCATCCCCTATATAGTTGTAAAGTACATCGGAGTTTTTAATAACGGCAATTGAAAATATTGTACCAGAGGTTAATATTTCCCCGAATATCGAAAAGTTAATTGTGCCTGTAAAATTGGTAGCTGAATTGTAAGTAAATGTTTTTGTGGTTGTGCTATATGTAAAATTTCCTAATACTTCGGGAGTAAACCCTAATGTATCTGTTCCGCTATATGTAGCTACGTTTGCCGCTGCTTTAAGTGCTAACGATGAATATTTTTTTAATACCTTTTGGTTATTTGGAATAACTAACCTTTTGAAAAAAGCAGTATTAAAAAAGTCACTTTCCCACGTGTAGCCAGCATTGGTAATTATTTTATCCATATACTCACGAACAAACAATGCAGGACGAAAGGCTGAAAAGTGCCAGTTCTTTTTATTAGAATGTGATACTTGCCCATAATCGACTAACGGATAAAAATATCCCATACCGCTTGCCGTAGTGCCAGACGCTTGTTGCCACGAATTAACAATGTTATTGTAACTCCAAGCGTGGTCGTATTGCGAAAAATCTAAATTTTCAAGCTTCTTAATTCCTAACGCGTTGACAAACCCACCTAACTCGCCAAATACCACGCATTCGTATTCGATTGTACCGCGGTCAATTGTAATCTCTAATAAACGAATAACACCTTTGAAGATTTGTATCTTATCTACATAGATAACACAACTCGCTGATTTGAACGCGTTAAAGTTGTAACCCACATTATCTTCGAGAGAGTTATAGAAATTGGCATTACTAAATTCGAATATGTGACCGAATAGTTTGTTGTTAACTGCATTTCCGGGGAGTATAATAGTTTTTGAAAAGTTAGTGTTTCGTGCAGCAAAATCTGTAACATCGTCAATTGTGTATGTAAACTCGGAAGATAAATCTTCGCTTAAATCTAACCTGTTATTCTCTATGAAAATTTCGGTATTTATCATCTGTATTGCGAATTGATTTGATATGCTACGTCGATATCTAATTCTAAATTAAAGGTCTTATCAGCAAAGCGTTTCTTTTCTTGCCAGCTTGTTGTTGAAATATTTACAGGCACAAATTGACTACCTCTTTGTAAATAAACTTCGGATGAAGCAATTAACTCTTTTAGCCAGTTGTAATCGGTAAAATTTACCCAATCGCTGATTAACTTATAGGTTAACTTCTGTTTTGTTGTAAAAGGAATTGTACCACCATATAAACGACCATACGCATCGACCATATCCATTGCCGTTGTCGCGCTTTCATATTCGTATTGTAAACGCTCGAAAGATTGACGCTCTATGCTTCGGCTTTGCCTATTCACTAAGGTAAAGTGGAATGTTTCATACCCACCTACGGAATTAAGAAAATGCAAAGGGATAACATCGTATTGCGTACACGAAAGATTAACACGGATAACGTCGGTTTGCACACCTGCAATCTTTGCTTTTACATCATAATAGTTTGTAGCTTCGCCAATGACTTCAGCACCCAAATATGTATTTATCCCCAAAGGCGAAATGTCAATCAATGCATAATCTTTCCAAGATTGTGTTGCGCCTGTATAGTTTGTCGAAGTTGTTCCGTTTACGCGTGTGATATCTAAGGAAATATTCTTGGTTGTGTTTTCCGCGTCACTCAAAAATGAAGTGTAAAGTTTTCCTGTACCTAAAAGGCTTTTAGGAAACTGAACTTGCGTTTTATCTCTGTTAGTTAAATAAAAGCCAGCGTAAGCGGTATCGTATTTTGTAGGAGTTAAAAATGCATCGGAATTTGGATTGTATAAATAATCCTGTACGTAATTGTAAGCGGTTGCGGATTGTGTTTGTAGATTAGTGTAGGTTGTGCCGCCATAATCTTCGCCAAACTTAACTTGATAAGAAACGTAAATATCCGAACCAGTATAAGCAAACGCGGTTGAACCTGTTGGCTTGAAATAAGAGTTCCAATAATTACGCACAATCGGTGCTACATTGAATATCCCTTTTTCGCTCGCTGGTTGTGGGAATGATTTTAACCTTGCTACCAAATTATTGTTAACGTAAATATCGCATACGTATTTGAAGTTTTCTACTGCCCTATTTGTTGAAGTTACTACAAAGTATAATGCTCCGTGAAGTGAACTATACGATGCGGGCGAACTATCGATTGTTATTGCCATCTTGTCTAATTAAAATTCTTATATCTTGTCCTAATATTTTACTTACTGCCGATGTGAAGTCGCCACCAAAGATTGAATTTACCGCGTTATCGAAATACCCTGTTTTTCTCAATCCTTTCTTTTTTATCCCTCTCGCTACCGCGTAAGCTAAACTTTTTTGATTTTTAGATTGACTTACCATAGTAGATAGCGATTGTCGTTTGGCTTGTCTTTTGGTTAATGCTACGTCGCCGCGTATATTGTTTCTTTTTATCCAAGAAAGAATATTGGCTTGCATACCTTGGCTAACGCTTAACGTCTTAAACGAATACGGCGAATTTGGTGTACCTGACTTAACACCTTTAACCCCTTTGTTTACGAAGTCGTAGTATTTAGCAGCCTTAGAGCCAGCAGGGTAACCCATCGAAATCGAATACGTACCGCCTTGCTTAATTAAATCGCCCGCGCTAATATCGTCGCTCAAAGCACCTGTATCACTTATGCCTAAAACCTCAATATTCTCTTTTACTTTAAGAATAAAATTAGCAGCCGATTGTATAAGCAATTGTTCTAATAAAGGCAACTTATTGATATCTTCTCGCTGCGCCCCTAACCGATTAAGCAATCCCTCGTCTAAAAGTTCGGCTTGTAATTGTTTAATACTTTTTGCCATACGCTTTTCTTAGTTGTTCGGCTTCGTATTCGCCTTTCGCTTTAAGGTAAGCAAGGTCATTAAGGTATTGAAGTGTAGGGATTTCATATGCTTGTTCCAGCGTGACTTTTTCGAATGCAGCAACCAACTCGGTTTGGTATATCCATCCATAGTATCGCATAAAGTTTGATACACTACTTCTGCCTGATAGCGTGTCATCTTCTTCGCCATTTCCGATATCAAATAATCCCGCGAACTCTTTATCCAGTTTTTGTATACTTGATAAAAAAAAACCACGCTTCCCAAAATAGCGGTTATCGGTGCTTCAAGCATATCTTGCGCGTATTGCTCGTGCTTGCTTGCGTCGTACTTGTCTAACTTCCACCCCCACAATGTTTTCTTCATCGGCATAACCATACACGCTGCAATCTTGTGTAGGTTGCCGTTTACGTCTTGCCCGAAGTGCTTTGTTTCGATATAACGCGCTGCGGGTATCTTACGCACGTCATATATGCATTGATACTTTCTGCCGTTTATCTTTATGTACTTTTGTGGCTCGGGTTTAATTTCATCGTGGATAAAACTAATCGACTTTAACAAAGGGTTCAAATCTTCAATCGGTAAGCTATCGATTTCATTTTCAGTCATACGCGTACAAATCGCAGCTGATTGTATTGCGATATCCAGTTCGTTCAACTCCTTTGTTTTTAGAAACAAATCGTTAAGTTGCTGCCATTGAAATACGGATATGTCTTTCCACGTCATACCTATAAATAGATTTTGTTTTGAAATTGTCTTTGAATTATGTGAAAAGGAAATAAGTCAAAATATCCCCTTTTTGAGTTGTAAGGCAACCCTTGACAACTTATGCAAAAGAATATTTGCCTTGCCCTGTATTTCGAGTGTAATGCTGCCACGCTAACGCTAACGCCATCACGCAGTCGTCGTGAAACCCTTGTGGTGCTGAATACTTAACCCCTGTTGCGGTATACTGATATTCAAATATTTCAAGTTCTTCCGTTATATGCCCTTGCGGAAAGGTTATCTTTCTTTGTTGTATGGCAGAGGCAAGACCTTCCATCAATTGTTGCTTTGAAGTCGATGTAAACTTAAACCCTGTTACAGGTAAGCCATCACGTTGCAAATCTTCAAAGATAGGGTCGCCCGCACCTGTGCTATCAATCAGCGTGGGTACTTTTGGTAGCTGGTTTATGACTTGTTTAGTTTGTCGCCAATCCTTTTGAAAACGCTCGAAATGACACACCGAGCCGTTCCTATCCAATCCGATAATCACGGTGTAGTCAACCGACTTCGCCAAATCGATACCAAACGCAATAGGAGCTTCATTAGTCGCCTCAAAAGTACATTGCCTTATGTAGGTACTTCCGAAAGGATTAGCCGCGTTTTCGGCAGGATTAGCCATATACTCCTGTTCGAATACAACCTCGGGTAGCTGGGTTCGGGCGTCGTCAATCTCGTTCTTATCCAAATGCGGGTTATCGTACGTTGTGAACTTGAACCCTTGCCAATCGGGTTCGCCATTCTTTAAGAATAAGGAATAAAAGAAGTTCTTGCCCTTAGGTGTGGAAATGAATAGCGCGCGCCCTTTGTAATCGGTTAAGGTAGGGCGGATAGAATTTAACCATCCGTTTTCTAAGTCGGGTATAAAGGACGCTTCATCAATCACTCCGAAGTGAAACTTCCTACCACGTAAATTATCCAAGCGTTCGCCTGTAAAAAAGTAAACCGCACCGCCGTTCGGGAACTTGATTGATAACTCCGATTTGTTGGCTTCGAAAGGAACGGCTTTGGCTAATTGGTCAAAAAACACCCGCGCCAAATTATAGGTAGGTGTAACGTAGAATACTTGTTGCCCTTGTAAGGCATTGATAATGATTTCTATTTGCGAAAGTTCCGATTTTCCAAAACGTCTGCCAGCCATCACAACACGAAACCTTGCCTTGCTATCAAGGATTATTTGTTGGTTTTTATGTGGCGTTGGCAGTTCAATTCTCATAGGATTGTTTTCCCATTTACAAACACAACCTCAATACGGCTATCGCTGCTAACTTGTTGCGTTTCTTTTGGCTTTCCGTAAACCCTTGTCAATAATGTTTCTACCGAATACAAGCTACCTTTCTCTAAACTTTTACGCATAGCATTGGCGATTGTCTTTTCCAATATCGTTGCCTTGGGGTTATCCCAAACCTCTTTTAATTCATCCACTCCCATTTGTAGCATCACTTGGATAGTATCGTTTATCTCGGATAGCTTATACCCTTGCTCCCTAAGTAGAGTTACATACTTCTTTGGTCTGCCGTTTGGGTTTCTTACTTCGCCCTTTTTGGCTGGTATTAAATTGTGTTCGTTTGCCATTTCTCTAATTTCCCTCTAATTTTTAACCGATAAATTCAAAATGAAATGTTTTAACACCCATTTCTCTAAAACCATTTTTTCTTGTCATATTACCACCTGTTTTCATTTTCCCTAATAATCTTTTTTCTCCTAAAAACACCCATTGTTTTTGTTTTATCATTGATTTGAATACTGGTATTGCGCTAAATTTTGCCATAATTCTAAAATCATATGTTTCTTTCATATATTTAGAAGTAAGGTTAATCAATTTTATACCCAATCCAAAACCTTGATAATCTGGGTGTATAACAGTTCTATTGCTATGAAATATTTTTTTTTGCCCTTTTTTGAATGGCACATAATTTGAAAAACATTGAAAACCAATTTGATTATCGCCTAAAAACAAACCAAACATATAATTTTTGCCACCCGGCAATTTATCACTTAAATAATGATATTTGCTATAATATTTCCACGATTGTCCGCTGATTGGTTTAATTGTAAATTCAATTTGTTCTCTTTTGTTAAAAAAAAAATCGGCATTTTGCCTTTCAATAAATTCTTGTTTATTACAATCTATTATCCAATCAGGTTCTAACCATTCCACAACGTCATAATGACAAGAACATAATATAATTTTTTTATTGTTTTTTTTGGCATATTTCTGCAATGTATAACTCATTGCTTTTGCAACATTCCTATCTACAACACTTGTCCATTCATCTATAACAATTATTTCATTTTCTTGTGTCATTAACAATGCAGCTTCCGCTCTTGCTTTTTGACCATTAGATAAAGTATAAACAGGTCTTACCCAACACGGAACTGAATTTAACCCAATTCCAGATAATATTGCAGCGCATTGTTCATAACTTAAATGTTCTGGTAATTGATTGATTATTGGAATATCTTCTTGTAATGGCGATTTGAAAATATTTTGCCCAAATATTTTTTTTGCTAATGTTGTTTTACCGCTTCCGCTTGAACCTAAAATAATTCCTATATTAAATTTTTCTGGAATTTTAGCATTAATAACCAAATGGTGTTTTGATTTTTTGGATATATCAATATCTAAACTATCGCAAGCTAATTTACATCTAAAATTATTGCTAATTGGGCTTTCCAATAATACTTCGTATTTCATTAATTTACTATTTTAACGTCTAAACCATCTAAAATAAATTTTTCATACAACTTTTGTGCGTGTGCTTCATTATCACATTTTATATTTAATAACCAAGCTAATTCAGTATCATACCCGCTTGGTTCTATTGGTTCTTGTTCTAAGAATTCTTGTTTATCAAACCCCGGTATATCCAATCCCCATTCTTGTAATTGTTCACTATCCCAATTATTGGCTAAATCGTTCCAATCCCATTCCCCGAAACCTACGTTGTCTTTAATGATAAATTCTTTTTGTTGTTCTTCGGTAAGGTTTGAGGCTTTTATGATAGGTATTTCTTTCAATCCCGCCTCTAAACACGCTTTAAGGCGCATATTGCCACCCAAAACAATCATATCGTCATTGACTACGATAGGGCGTATTTCAAGCATCTGCGGGAACTCTTGGATTGACTTAACAAGTTTGGCAAACTTTTCATCTTTGATAATTCTCGGATTGTTGGGATTTGTTCGAACCTTGTTTATGTTTACTAATTCTGCTTTCATAATATTACATAATTATTTGTAGATTGATATTTTCCTGTTTCTTGCGCCCACAATTTATCGCACTTACTTAACCCCTCGTCTTTCATTTTCCTATATGGTGTATCTTGTCCTACGTCGTGACCGATATGCTCAGCCGTTAACCCGCCTAAGTAATAATTTAAATGCCCTGTTTGTTGTAATCTAAAAGAATAATCTCTATCCTGCATTCCATAAGGGTCGTACACCTCGTTGAACTTTCCTATTGTTTCAATTGCTTTCATCGGTATTAATACATTTCCGAATACCGCATCGGCTTTGTGAATAGGAATCCCATCTACATAGGTTCTTTCGCCTAAGCCCTCTACGCAATGAATACCACACATTCCTGTATTTGGAATTGTCAGCATAGCCTCAACCATCCGTTGCAGCCAATTTTCTGGCATTAAGATATCGTTTGCCATCGTTACAATAGCGTCGTATTGATAGCTTCTACTTATGCCGTAATTGATGGCGCGAGAGATTCCTTTCATCTCCACTTCTATAAAGTCAAAATGAAACCCCGCATTGGCAAAGTTAACATTCTTTACCCTTTGGGTATGTTCTTTTCTTTCGTAGTTTAATAAGATTACATTAACGAGCATTGCTTCCGATTTCTTTTACAGGTACGCCAGCGTATTTATAGTAAGGTTGTAAAATAGATTTCTTGCCTACAAAGGCAGAAGCACCAATCATACACCCTTCGGGTATTCTTATTTTTTGGTGCAGCACCGCGTTTAATCCAATGTTACAATTCTTTTCTATAATAGTATGACCCCCGACTTTTGCGCCACAACTCAGGGTAACATTCTCTGCTAAGATGGCGTCATGTCCGATGTGCGCCCCTTTCATAAGATAGCAACCTTTTCCAATAATCGTTCTATGTTGCGTTCCGCTATCCACCGTGACCGCTCCTGTTAATCTTGAACCGCTCATTATCGTAACCAAACCTTCGCAATGTTCGTATCCTTTCCACTCTGCTGGTGCGCCAATAATACAATAAGGCCCAATATAAACATCGGGTTCGATAATTACATTCGGGTAAATGATTGCAGTAGGGTGTATATACATTAGTTCATCAATTTAAGATAGTCAATTTCAACACTTTCCTTGTCCTCGATAGTTTCTTTCCTTTCGATTGTGTTTATTATACTTCTTATGAGCCTTTCCTTTTCTTCGCTTTCCAAATGTTTGCTTTCCAATAGTTCCAGATTTAGCCATAACTCAACGACCATTTTTTTTCTTCTTTGAATACTTGCCGCTTGCAAGAATAGCTTTCCACACTTTTTCCGCTTTCTCTTTTGTATCGTAAATACATTGACCGCTACCGATGCGGTATTTACCGTTACTACATTTTAATACTGGCATACAATTGTTTTCTTTTCTCGTTTACCTTAATTAAGTCAAAGTTTTGTATTGCCCACTCGTGCAACTCCAAACCCTTTTCCTGTCTATAAATAGCATCTTGCGTGACTTTTTTAATCTGCTTAAACCAATCTGTCTGTTTATCAACGGATAAGATTGGTGCGCCCTTATAGGGATGCACGTTGCTAACAATAGCGGGTATCTTTTTGCAAGCTGTTTCTAATAGTTTAAGATTAGATTTCATCGAATTAAAGGTTGTTTCCATCAAAGGAACAATCGTACAATCAGCATCATTGTAAAAGTTCATATACTCGGTAACTGGCAACGCTGCGCGAATATGCCCTAACTTAAACCCACAAGTAAACGCTTGTATCATATTGTGCCATACGTTCGCGTAATACTTTTCTTCTGGATTGTATCCACAAAAACAAAACTCAACTTGGTTCTTTAATTCCACAACTCTTTTAAGTGGGTTGCGTAGGATGGCGACGTCTTTCTCATGTGTGATACTACCTGCGTAAACAAACCTTACCTTGTCGCTTTCCGTTCTTACATCGGTAAACTGGTCTTTGCCATACGGCAACGCGTTGGGTAAAATCTCTACGTTCTTATTAAAAGGCAATATTCTATTTCTTAATCTTTCGTGTGTTGTTGTAACTAAGTCGGCAGCCTTTATATGTTCGATAATTGTTTCCGTAGGATAGTTCTTGATTATATGGTGGCTATCCAATACCCAATAGTCGTCTATGTCAACTATTAACTTAAAGCCGTACTTTTCTTTATAGACTAAAATCGTTTCTAATTCTACCCCTGATATAAAGCGATTGATTAAAAGAATATCGTAATTGTCTTTTAAATTTTCTTCGCTGAGTACGTCTGTAAGTAAAGCATACGTTTTTGGTAGGTAGTAAATAGGTAACATTAACCTATGATACCCTACACCGCTATTCTGTTGTGTTACGACAAGTATTCTCATTTCTTGGGTCGTCCTCTTTTCTTTTTTTCAATAGGGTATTCTGTTGCACCATTTGATGTCATTGTTATAGTAACTTTTTCATTTTCATTTGAAAGTGCTATACTTTGCTCATTCGATTGTGCAAACGGCTCGTAATAATGAATAAGCCTTTTAAGCATATCAAATACACATTCGCCACACCAATAAGTCAAATGGAATTGCGGGTCTAAGTATTCGCGATACATTTGCTCGTATCTACCTAACACATCAAAAGGAATGTTACGTGTAAAGCCGTGCTTGACCGCTTCAAAATTGATAATGTGTTGCTTGCAAAAATCAATGTCGTTTTGCTTCATATAAATTGTTTAAGAAGTTTCTAAAAAATGGTGCTATCACCCCTGCACCAAACATACACAACGTAGCTTCGGTTACTTGAAACGGCAATAGGTAAAAAATTAAACCTACCCACGCAGTAAGACAAAGCGTACAATTAAACGGCTTAAAGTTTAACTTCCACTTTTGCGGAAAATTGTTTTGTACGATAAAATAAAAGCTAAAGAAATTAGCTGCTAAAATGATTTCAAATATTTTCATTGTTTCTAATTTTATACTTCATTAAAATTTTTGCTTTGCGGATTGTTTTTATTAACGAGCGATAAGGTATTTTTGTTTCGCGGCTGATGGCTAATAGATTTTTTCCGTTGCTGGCATATAATTTCAACAATTCAGCTTCGTACCAATGCAGAATGCCTAATCCGTTTTCAAGTTTGTTCAAAAGTTCTTCGTTGTAATCTTCTTTTGGTATGTCGTAAGTTAACGGAATTTCTTGATAAATTTGACGGAATTTTTTGTAAAAATTACTGCGGTCACTCTTAGCCATATTCAAGATAGTACGAACAATAAAATACTTTAGATATCCGCCATCGTACATTTCAAATAACTTGGCTTCATCCATTTCACAAAGCACTAAAAATACTTCTTGCCGTAAATCATCTTGCAAATCGTACGGCTGCATTTTACCGATAGCGTCGTTTATGTCGCTACTTAGGTACATTTCTTGTATGATAAAATCGCGTTTATTCATTGATAAACATACTCTAATATAATACATATTCTTCTTCTTATTATTCTTATACCTCTTCTTCTTCTTATTATTATAGGGTATCTGGTAGAGTATGCCATACCTATTGCATAGGTATTAAATACCCTATAAATCATTGATTTTCAATATGCTATCTTATTGATTATCAATGAGTTAAAAAAAACACGAAAAAAAAGTAAAGAAATATTTTTTTATGTGCAGAACAAGTTTGATATTTGTTTTACAAAACGCGAACAAAAATGACACAATGCACGGCTTGCGGACAAACTATAACAGAAGTTGTTACAATTGATGGTATGCCTTATGGTACGACTTGTGCGCAAAATAAATTAGGAATTCGTGAATTTCCTAATTGGTTTAAGGGTGGCGATTGGAATTCACAAAAAGAAATATTTGAAATTACGGCTGAAAAAAATGCGCAAGCATTTGCGGAAGCAAGAATGATTACTGCTGAATTTTGGGAAGAATGGCATAAACTTTCAAGCATTAAAGATGAAGCATATAAGCAGCATAATGATTGGTTATATGAATTTGTTGGTAGTATACTTACCCAATTAGGTTACGCCAATTCTTTATGTAATATGCCAAGCACATTAGAAGAAGCCGAAAACAATTCATATCATAAGCGATTTATTTGTTATTTATACAAGAAACCGAAACGAATTTCTCAATTGTCACCAAAGCAATTAGCAATATTAAATAAATATCTATAATCATAATTATTAAACTCAAAAACAAAATCTATGACCTACAACGTAACAAACCTCCAAACAACAAAGGGGAAACCAGCAGCAAACCAATTCTCAATTAGAACAGAAAAAGGATTGTATTTTAAAAGTTATCAATCAAATATTGTTTTCATTCCAAACGATGGTACGCCTATTCAATTAGATAAAGAAACTTGGGATTATTCGCAAACAACAGGAAAATATAGAAATATGTTTTTAGGCGAAACAAAAAAAGAAACAGAAAAGAAAATTGCATCAGGAAAATATATTTTAACCAATCTTAACTAAACACTATGAAACCACAAACAAAATTACTAATTGCACTCTTGGTTATTTGCTACATTGTTGGTAAATTACAAGACCAAATTTCTCTTTAATCTTTAAAACTAAACATCATGAAAGTACAATTATCATTTTCCGCCGAAACCGCAACCTTTTTGTTAGAACACAACAAGGGATTGTTTAAGACAACATTTGTAAGTGCTGATTCTAAAACAGGAGCAGTAACTTTGGAATTAGAAGCAATCAATCCAGAATGCTTAACAATGGGATTGTTCCTTGCTGGGCAAACGTACACAATGAAGCAAATTAAAACTATCTTCAATGCGAACAGTGTACCCGCCTGACCCGCCAAAGGATTTCAATGAGTGGATAAAATACATTTACTCATTACTTAATACTCCGTGTCGTTAAGGAGTTTAATCTGCAACGAATTAGATAAGGGGGGTGGTTCAATGGGTTATGGTCGCCACCCCCTAACGCTAAAATAAATTTTATGATATCGCTTTTTGTTATTAGCTTACTCATTGTTGCCTGCTTATTTATGCTGGCTATTCTTTACGCTTTAAAAAACTAAACTATGTTAGCAAAAATTCAATCTCTTGTAAAAGCACCCAAAGGTCAATTTAATAAATTCGGTAACTACAAATACCGCAGTTGCGAAGATATCGTTGAAGCGGTTAAAGTAGTTATCAACCCGCTTGGCTATTATCTTACCTTGATGGATGAAATAGTTTTAATCGGCTCACGCGTTTATGTTAAGGCTACCGCCACGCTTTCAAATGGCGAGCAAACCTACACGGCTACGGCATACGCAAGGGAAGAAGAAACTAAAAAGGGTATGGATGGCGCACAAGTAACAGGCGCAGCATCTTCATACGCACGCAAATACGCGCTAAACGGATTGTTCGCTATTGACGATACTAAAGATGCAGATGCCACGAATACGCACGACACACCAACCAAGGAAGAAAAACTCATATTATTTACTTTATTAAGGCAAGCAGATTTATCAGTTGAAGAAAAACAAAAAGCGAGTAAAGCAATAGATAATTGCAACGATTACAGAACTTACCAAGCAATAGCGAACCGCCTTGAAGATAGAAAGATTCCTATTGACCAAATCGTAAACCCCTCACAAAAGGATATTACTAACCACCTTAAAAAATCAATTAAATGAACCAGCTAACCCTTTCTAATCTTTCGTTATTTGAAACCACGAAAGAACAACGGCAACAATTCTGCGCCAACGTGATTGATGTTCTAAGCGAGGGGATGGCAGACCCTTTGAAAATTCACTTGCAGGTTAAATGTTTAGAAGATATTATCAAACAAATAACGTCGAATGCAGCGTACAAAGATTTTCTACTGACCGAAGCGAGCAAGTACGGCAAGACCTTTGAACACCACAACGCGAAATTTGAGATTAAAGAAATGGGCGTTAAATATGATTTTACGGCTTGTGGCGACCCGATAATGAACGACCTACTATCCCAGCAAGCTGAATTGGATAAAGCCATTAAAGAGCGACAATCGTTTTTAAAAGGGATACCAGCGCAAGGGATGGAAACTTTGTTCGAAGATGAACTTGTTACCCTTTACCCGCCAACAAAAACCTCTACCACCTCAATAAGCGTTAATCTAAAATGAAAAAAGGTAAATCGGAACTGCCCATCCTAATTGATGGCTTGACAATCTTGGTCTTAATTCGTTGGTGGTACACGCCCGAGTTGCGCCCTACCTTTGACAATCCGTATGGCGAACCCTACGACTTTACTTACGAGATTATTTGGCACAACGCGCCCGAACAAATAAAAGAAGAACAATTGATGGACGAGATTGATAAGATTAGTATATTTGAGATAATGGAATTTTTTAACCCTTAAAATCGAAAGCAATGTTAGCCAACATTCAAAAGGTAGGCAACTCGTACAGAGTGCGGGTGCAGAAAAACGGCAAGCGTGTAAGCAGAAACTTCACGAGCCGTAAACAGGCATTGGAGTTCCGTAAGAAACTCGGTGTTTAGTAATGGTAAGCTGGTTGGTGTAATTGGTAGCACCTTTCTTGGAAAACGCGCAGGTTCGAACCCTGCACCAGCTTCTTTTCTTAACTTAAAATCAAAAACAAATGGAAAAGAAAATCTACTGCGGAAGCGGTAAAAAACGAAACGAAAATTGGATTAGTGCTTCAATCAATCTTGACAAGATTAAAGAACACATTCAAGAGTACAATGGCTCAAAGTTTATCAAAGTCAACATAAACGTAAAGGCAGAGCCTGACCAATACGGCAAAGACGTCAGCATATCCATTGACACTTGGAAACCCGAACAAAAGGCAACAAACGATAATACACCGCCTAACGACTTACCCTTTTAATGGCAAAGAAACTAACTCCACTACCCAAGCTACTCAAAAAAGCACAAACGATTTACAACGCTCACATTAGAGAACGAGACGAAAAGTTAGGTTGTATTTCGTGTGGCGCTGAAGTTCAGCAAGCGGGTCACTACTTTTCGCAAGGGCAACATTCTTCTTTACGATTC